TCACCACCCGCAGAGGAAGAATAATTATGACAAAAAATATGATGCTAAAGGCTTTATCCGAGTATATGGACGCAAAGGGCGTTTCTAGGATTGAGTTAAAAGAGTATAAAGCGGACCCGAAAGCTCCTGTGAGAGATTACCTTCTAAGAAGAAAGTATGGCTCATGGAACAGAGTTTTAGCAGCCGCGAAATTTAGATTTCCATTGGAAGTAGCACCTGCCGTAGTAGCTCCAGCCCCAGCCCCTAAGAAGGCCAAGGCTAAAAAGGAGGCATAACTATGTCAGATAAAATTTTTCATTGGACAAATAATTTCAAAATGTTATCAGAAGATGACGATGGTGGACTGGATATCAAAGGATCAGCCAGTACAAACCATGTAGATAGAGCTGGTGACACTATTGAAAGTAGTGCCTGGATGAAAGGTGGCTTGGATAATTTTAAAAATAATCCAGTTATCTTATTCAATCACAATTACGACCGTCCAATCGGTCGTGCAAAAGAAATCAAAGTCACAGAGAATGGATTAGAGCTTACTGCTCGAATTTCAAAATCTGCGGGCGATGTAAAGGATCTTATTAAAGATGGCGTACTTGGAGCTTTTTCTGTTGGTTTCAAAGTCAAGGACGCGGAATATATAACTGAAACCGACGGATATAAGATAAAGGACGCGGAACTATTTGAAGTGTCTGTTGTCTCGGTTCCGTGTAACCAAGCAGCAGTCTTCTCCCTAGCAAAGTCATTTGATAGTATGGAAGAGTATAATTCGTTCAAAAAAGACTTTATTAAAGAGACTTCCTCAATCGACGCTAACGCAAAGATTGAGCAGTCAAGCAAGGCGCAAGCCGACAAACCGGAGACACAAATGTCAGAAGATATTAAAAATCCTGCAGTTAGCCCTGAGTTCGATCTTGAAGCATTCGCAAAGCAAGTAGCTGATCAAACAGCAACTAGCATCGCAATGAAGCAAGCCGAGCAGAAAGCAGCTGACGAACTATCAGCTAATGCAGCAGCATTAGAAGTTAGTGAGAAAGCCGCAGTGGTCGAAGCTGAACAGGAAAAACAAAAGGTAGTTGTTAAGTCATCTATCTCGGGAGCTGAAAGGCTCATCAATGATGTTGCCAAAAGAGTAGAAGAAAGACAAGGAGACCTAGAGTCCGTTGTTAAAGAGCTACAAAAAGATCTAACAGAAAAATCTGAAGAGATTCTCGCTATGCGTGAGTCAAAACGAATTTTTGCTGATAGAGGTAACAAAAATTGGAAAGAGGCCTTCGAAGGCGACATAGTTGATGCAAAGATCTTAGGTCTTTCAACTGGAAGAGGATTTGATACTCCATTCGCTAAAAGCGTAATGGAAAAAATTAACGCACACTCAGGTGTAGGCGTTTCCTCAGCCGATTTCGAACAAATCGTTTCTACAAACGTAGAAAGAGATATTCAAGCAGAGCTAGTATTAGCACCGCTATTTAGAGAAATTCAAATGAATTCCGCTAACATGATTATCCCTATTTTACCAGACAGCGGATATGCTGAATTTGCCTCAGCTCAAGTAGCTAGTGGTTCTTCACCGCATGGTAATTTACAACAAGCTGGTGATACTTATGGTACACCGTTTGGTGGAATTGACTTAACTGAAAAAGTTCTGTCAACACACAAACTTATTTCACAATCATACTTAGGTAATGAGACTGAAGAAGATGCAATCATGCCAATTCTTCCTTTAATTAGGGAATCAATTGTAAGATCACATGCAAAAGGTATTGAGAATGCTATCCTATTAGGAAACAATTCTACTGGTGTTTATACATCAGGAACTTTTGATGGTCTTGTTAAGATGGCCGCAGACGATTCAGATCTAACGCAATCAGTTACCGCTGTTGCAACAGATACTGTAACTGCAGCTGAACTGTTAAGCATGAGAAAGAATATGGGCAAATACGGGGTTAATCCTCAAGATGTAACATATATTGTTTCACAAAGTGCATACTTCCAGTTACTAGAGGACGCAGAATTTCAAGATGCGAATCTAGTTGGTGATATGGCTACTAAACTTACTGGTGAAATTGGTCAGGTATTTGGTTCAAAGGTTCTCCTTTGTGACGAATTCCCTGCACAAGCAGCCAATGGATTTGGAGCTATTGCAGTATATGCAAGAAACTACGTAATGCCAAGACTCAGAGGAATAACCATTGAATCTGATTACGAAGTTGCAAACCAAAGAAGAGTACTAGTTGCTTCACAGAGAATCGGCTTCGCTGAACTCATTGAAGGCGCTACTTCTAAGTGGGCTTATAAGTTTAAAGCTAGTTAATAGCAGAAACTTTAGAGGAGGGGGTCAAACCCCTCCCCTTATTTTTAAAGAGATAATATTATGGCAGATTTAGTTACAACATACGAATACAAAGACTCTGAAGGAATTAGAGGCGAGAAGGACGATCACCGTCTTAATCTTCTAGTACCTCAAATATCAGATCTTGTTAAAAAGTATTGTGGAACTTCTTTTATCGATTATATTAGTACCAACAAAGTAGAAACATTTACTATTAGTGATAACTTCACCTCAACGATTATTGTCAGCGAGTGTCCGTTAACTGTAGTAGATATTGTCCAAGAAAGGACTGCGTATAGTGAACCTTACGTAACCCTTACAACAGCCAATTATGAATACTATGTAGATACTGAAGCAGATGCTATACAAAGAACAAACGCACAGGGTGGTACAAGACCTTGGGCAAAAGGAGTAGGAGCAGTAAAGATTACTTACAATGCTGGATACTCCGCAACGCCAGGCGATTTAAAGCTGGCTATATTTGATTTAATTACTTATTATTTAAAAGATGAACATAAGTTAAGACAGTCTCTCGGAGGAGCCACGATAGTTAATCAAGGTTCTTCAGGCATGAAAACGAGTACTGACTTCCCTGATCATATCAAACGAGTACTGGACTTATATAGAGTTGTAGTGTGATAGACGCAGTAAAGAAATTTGTTTATAGTAGAATATCAAAAGTAACAATGGACTTAGAGCGGGAAGGTCAATCCGCCGCTTACGTTCATAGAATGTTTATAGACGAAAAGATTATGAAACGATTCTTTGAGAACTCCATTATTGGATTAGCTAATGCGGATAAGAATGGAAGCAATATAGATGAACAGCGCCTAGTAGGGGCTATTAACGTTATGTGGCCTAGAGTATACAATAAGAAAAATATAGTTGACGCGTTTACAAAAGCAGGAATAAGTGGACAGACTATAGGTAGAATTGTCTATGATGATAAGAGTACACAGTCTAGACATGTAATAATGTTCTATGATGGAGCTTACGGAGCAAAGAGACAGGTACAGACCGGAAAGAATAAAGGAAGGTGGCAACCTAAAACTAACTATGCCATGAGAATACTTTGGGGAAAAGGAATAGACGAACTCCGAAGGCAGATGCAAGGAAAAATACCAGGATCTGCTTATGGCGTAACAGGACAGAGAAACCACGGAGACACCGAAGGAAAATTGTCCGATGAGCAAACTACTGTAGCAAAGATGTCAGTAGGAAAGAATTTTGATGCTGAGATGAAGTCAATCCAAGACGATTTATATGTGAAAGCGGGGAATAATGAACCCCAACAGCAGATGGTAACTCATGTTATGCAGCATTATAAAGATGCATTTAACCGAGACTACCAGATACAAGACGTTCAGGATATGTCAGATAAAGGTCTTAATAGAGATATTATTATTGATATCACTTACGGAAGTGCTATGGATAATAAAGACAAGAGAGCTATGAAAAGTGATGTAGACGGTTTCAAAGCTTTCATGAAGAAAGAAAGAAGAAGGCTTATTGTAGCGATGACTAGCTCAATGCAGAAAGACCCTAAAGCATGGGCAGCATTGAAAGGATCGCCAAGTATACTCGATACAGCAGAAGCTCTTGTTCCTCATATGATGATAGACCGCTTGTTTAAGCACGGTACTAACGCTGATATGAGGTTTAAAGTAAACAAGAGATTAGTAAAACTTGCAAAGAACGCTAAGACTATAAAAGGTACTTCACAAGCTATCAAGAGACAAGCTAAAAAAGCAGGTGCAAGTAGCCTGTATGCTGCTAAAACTGCCGCTAAAAAGAAGCAGAAGAAACAGCAAGCAAGAGGACAGGGCAAAACAGCACAAAGTCCAATAGCTTTAAGAATTTTAATGAATGAATTGTTACCACAATTAGTAGCAAGTAAAATGACAGCACCAGCACTACAATTTAGAACTGGTAGATTTGCAAACTCAGCCAGAGTTGAGAATGTAAACATTGGACCAAGAGGAGGAGTACATGTTGATTATACTTATCAAAGAGACCCTTACGAAACTTTTGAACCAGGCAATAAACAAGGTAGCACTCAAAGAGACCCTAGGAAGATAATAGGCGAGAGTGTAAGAGAAATAGCACTCAGTATAATAGGCAGACAGCCTACTAGCATAAGGAGAAACTAATGGACGCATCTATAGCAAGAGCACACTCAACGCGTAGACGATCCATAGTCGGAGCTATTGCATCACAATTATATCAAAGCTTGAACGGAACCGCACCTTTTAGGAGTTCTGTTCAAAGTGTCGAGCCAAGACTTAGATTTTGGGATGAAGTTACAGACTTCCCCGCAATTCAAGTTGGAGCTGGACAGGAAACCCGCGAATATGAAGGCGGCGGTTTCCGATTTAGATTTTTACGAATAACTATAAGGTGTTACGTGCACGACAATGATGACGTCATTTTAGCACTAGAAGAGTTATTAGAAGACGTTGAAACTGTACTCGAGGATAATGATCCTTTGACGTATACGGATTCAACAGGTACGTCTCAATCTACAGCTAAGACCACAATCTTAAGCGTAGATACAG